CTTTGGTGTACTTCACTTGTTTTCCTCCTGTACAGTGTTTGTTTTTCGGTGTTCTATTCTTCATTTTCAACTGTCTCGCATTATACCACCGACTGTCCAATTTGTGAATACCCACTGTCCAGTTTTAGTTTACCACTCCATCTCACATTATACCACCGACTGTCCATTTTGTGAACACCCACTGTCCAGTTTTAGTTTACCACTCCAATTTTGAAGAAAATAGTGCCCACTCTAAAAAAGTGGGCACCAAAGTGGGCACCAAAGTGGGCACCAAAAAAATCGCAAAAAACGAAGAAAAAACCGCGTTTTATAGTGATTTTTTATAGTTTATGATGATTTTTTATAGTTTTTTATAGTTTAGTGCCCACTTACCCACAAAAATCCGAAAATTGCACTTCGTCACGGAACGATTTGAGCCGAAATCTACGCAAATCATGAAAATTTGCAATGTATCAAAACCGAGTGGGCACTAAAAGTGGGCACTATGAAAAGAACAGGAGAACAGGAGAACAATATGAAGACCGTTTTCATCATTCTCGGGATCCTTGCCGTCGCGCTGCTGACGTTCTTCGCTATCGGTATCGTCGCGATCGCGTGGGCTCACTACCCCGAGGGAATTATTAAAGCATACAGAAGGAGGAAAGCAAACATGAAGAAAAAGGACTACATTGTCATCATCACAGTAAAGGGCGACGTCGCCCTGCTCGAACAGCCCGGCGGAGATCTTCTGCCGATACCCGAAGGCAGGGCGCGGCGCATCGTTATTGCATTGAAGGGAGCCGGCTATGGATCTTAGAAACAGAACCGACCGGCAGCTCGTCCGATGCGAGCTAACAAACGACTATCTGCAAAAGTTAAGAAGCGGAGATCTGACCGAAACGGACGAGGACATCTACAGGCTGACCGACATCGCGCTCGGAATCATGCCTGGATCACTAATGTGGCGAAGCGGCTACATCTCGACGCTTAACAGAGCCATTAAGACCATGAAAAAGGAGGCAAAGCAATGCAAGAAGCGATAACGGACTATGAAATCACGGAAGCAATGCAAGAAGCTCTAAAAAAATCTGAAGCCGCGGAATCCATAAAGGCCGAGATTATCGACGCGCAGAAGCCGCTGGTCCTTGTGCTCAAGGATTTAGCCAATGCGCTGGCTCCGCTATTTGAGGCCTTGATCGAAATGACAAAACAGGTCAAGGAGGGACCAAAACTATGAAAAAAAGCATTATTATCACCATCGAAGACGAAACCATGACCGACGGCCCGGCCATAATCTCCTACACGATCGTCACGCAGCACCAGGACGGCAACGGGACATACACCAACATATTCACCGGCAATAAGCAAGTCAGCGGGCAGGACGAGACCAAAGTCGTGCTCCGCGGCACAGGAACAGGCAGCAGAGGCTTGACCGAGGTGATCGAATGAAGCCGGTGTCGTTTTTTGAGAAAATTCCGGACCGTCAAACGCTGCTGAACTGGATCAGGAACAACGATCCGAACCATCGGGACAGCTGGCTGCAGGATAACCTGCCAAAAGAGCAAGCGTTCCAGTCTAAGATCCTGGAGTCCCTGAAAGAATGGAAAAGCGCCGGATCTATTGACCAAAACGCAATGATCTGGAAGCAAGGAGCTGCGCCATATCAGAGACAAGGCCTTCCGGACATCCTGGCGATCATAAACGGGCGCTTTTTCGCCTTTGAGGTAAAGCGTCCTTATGGAATCGGTAAATTGACCGGGATCCAGACCAAAACGATCGCAGACATTAAAGCCGCCGGAGGCGTGGCAGAGACGGTCAGCTTCTCGGAAGAAGTGAAAAAGATCCTCATCAATTCTGGCGCGTGGAAGGAGATACAATGATGGCAACCTTTATAATCGGCTTTTTCTCCGGTATCATTGCCGAGTTCGTCGTGCTGGCGATCGTAGCTCTGCATCGGAAAGACAAATGACAACAATCACACAAAAAAAGAGGTATAAAGCGATGACAACAGAACAAAAAAAACAATATTTGAGGAAGGCGTACAGACTCGACCGCCTGGTTCAGAGTCATGTAGCAGAACTCGAGCGTCTCCGTTCGACTCTCGGAAGCATCGGGCGCTCCCTTGATGGACAGCCGCGCTCGCCGAGAAGCGACGGTACCACCGGCGAGATCAACAGGCTGATACAAGCGATCGACCTGAAGGCACAGCTCAAAGCGGAAATCGCTGACATGGTAGCAAGGTGGAAAGAGATCCACGACGTCGTTGAAGCCGTCGAGGACAAGGATGAGCGGCTCGTGCTGAAATACCGCTATATTCAAGGGCTGGACTGGGACTACATAGCCGCAGAGTTGAACTATTCCCGGCGGCAGGTTATCAGAATACACGGCGAAGCGCTGGAGCACCTCAACCCGCCTGAAAAATAAACACGGCACGAAATGGCACACTTTGTCACTATAATCTCGATTTTTGGTGTGATATAATTAAAATGCAAAAAGCTCCGGACGAGAGCCTTTCAAGGCTCACGTTGCGGGGGCTTTTTCATGTTTTTTTCTTTTTTCTTCATGGTGCCTCCTTATAAAAAAAGCACCAACTGGAGACCGCCGGGCTTTGCCTTTCTCTCGGCGGTCTCCCCCGAAAGGGGGCGAGCGCGATGATAGGCAGAAAGGAGACACAGTGCCACATTCACCGAGACGGCCCTGCCGTGTTCAAGGCTGCCGGCGCTTCTGCGAGCGTGGCGAGCAATACTGCGAAGAGCACCGGAAGGAACGAGAAAAAGACTACAACAAATTCAGCCGAGACAAAGAATCGCAAGCGTTCTATGACTCCCCGCAATGGAGAGCAGTCAGAAGCCACCAGTTGAGCGAGCAACCGTGCTGCGAGGAGTGCCTTCGCCAGGGCAAGATCGTGCCGGCGACGCTCGTCGACCACATAATCCCCATAAGGCAAGGCGGCGCGCGGCTTGACTTCAGCAACCTGCAGAGTCTATGCCAAAGCTGCCACAGCGAAAAAAGCATTAAAGAAGGCAGTCGGTTCGGTTGAATAGTACCCGGTAGGGGGTGGAAAATCTCTGCGTCGCGTTCCTTTTTCAGCGGGCGTGGGCTTTCGCGTGAGTTTTTCCGAAATCAAACGACGCTATTAACCAAAGCGATCCGGAAGACGAGGCAAAGCGCCTCCGGATCCAATCAAAAAGGAGGCAAAACATGGCAAAAGACGGAACAGTTCGCGGCGGAGTTAGAGCCGGCGCGGGCCGAAGACCTAAAGAACTCAGTCAAAAGATCCTCGACGGACAGACCGGCACAGTCTTGAAAATCCCGGAGATGCCGGAACCGCCGGAACTCGTCGGCAACGATATGCCGAAAGTGGACGACTGGCTGAGAGAACCCCAGTATGGCGGCATCGAATGGCAAGCCGAACAAATCGTCAAGGACACATGGAGCTATCTGAAAGCAACCGGGTGCGAGCGAATCGTCACCACGCAACAGATTTATGCCTACGCGGTCGCGGAGGCGCGATTCATCCAGTGCCACCGCGCTATCAGCAAATACGGCTTTCTCGCCAAGCATCCAACGACCGGCGCTCCTATCGAAAGCCCATACGTGCGAATGGTCGACAAGTTCAGCAAGCAGGCGAGCGCGGCGTGGTACGCCATCTCTCAGATCGTCAAGGATAATTGTGCGGAAACTTATTCCGGCAAAGATCCTCACGAAGCCGCTCTTGAGAGTCTTCTCTCAGATTGAGAGGGAGGTACGTGATGGAATCCTTAAAAATAGAATACCTGCCGACGGACGACGCGGAAGACGAGTACCTGGAGTTCGTCGATAAGTTCAAGCCGAAGCATACCACGGACGACTGCTATACGCCGGACAACATATACGACGCTGTCGCTCAGTACGTCGTCAAAACATACGGAAAGAATCGCGAGAACTTCGTGCGACCGTTCTATCCCGGCGGGGACTATCAGCGATACAACTACAAGCCGGACGACGTCGTCGTCGACAATCCTCCGTTTTCGATCCTGGCCGAGATCGTGAGCTTTTACGCGAGCAAAGGCATCGGCTTCTTCGTCTTTGCTCCGACGCTCACGCTGTTTACTTCCTGGAAGAACATCGTGACGTTCATACCGGTCGGCGTTTCAGTGACTTATGAGAACGGAGCCAACGTCAACACCTCCTTCATCACAAACATGGAAGGAGACAACCAAGTCAGAACGGCTCCGGATCTCCGGAAGACGCTGGAGATCGAAGACAAAAAGAACCGGGAAAAGATCCGGAAAAAGATCCGGAAGGAACTTCCGAAGTATTCATACCCGGACAATGTTATCACTGCGGCAATGTGCGCGCGCTGGGCCAAGTATGGCATCGAGTTCAAGCTGACAAGATCCGACTGCGTTCGGATCGGCTCGCTTGACGCCATGGATGCGGCCGGCAAAGCAATCTACGGCGGCGGCTTTCTGCTCTCTGAGCGGGCAGCCGCAGAGCGGGCAGCCGCAGAGCGGGCAGCCGCAGAGCGCTGGAAGCTCTCGGATCGAGAACTTCAGATCGTCGCTTCGCTCGGATCTCCCTCATCTGAATAGAGGAGGCAGAGTCCGTGAGAAAGCTGAAGAACTACAAACCGAGCCGCTTCATGCTGCCGACCTCTCGCTACGATAAAGAAAAAGCGGATCGCGCCGTCAACTTCATCGAGCAGCTTTGCTGCCACGTCATCGGACAGTGGGACGGCGTTCCCTTCGATCTGATCGACTGGCAAGAGCAGATCATTCGGGACGTTTTTGGAATCGTCAACAAAAAGACCGGCTTCAGGCAATTCCGCCAGGCGTACATCGAAATCGCAAAGAAGCAAGGCAAGACCGAGCTCGACGCCGCTATCGCTTTGAAACTCCTGTGTGCAGACGACGAACCGGCGGCGGAGATCTACGGATGCGCTTCAGATCGGCAGCAGGCCTCGATCTGCTTTGATGTGGCGGCAAAGATGGTCCGGAAGAGCAAGATCCTCCGGAAGAAGATCCGCGTGATCGACTCAAAGAAGCGCATGATCTATCTGCCGAACGGATCCTTCTACCAAGTCCTTAGCGCCGAAGCCTACAGTAAACACGGTTTCAACGTCCACGGTCTTCTCTTCGACGAACTTCACGCGATGCCGGACAGGAAGCTTTTCGACGTAATGACCAAAGGATCCGGAGACGCGAGGCGGCAGCCTCTCTTCTTTTACACAACGACAGCCGGCGACAACACGCACTCGATCTGCTACGAGCAGCACCAGAAGGCCCTCGACATCATCGAGGGCAGAAAAATCGATCCGACGTTTTACCCGGTTATTTTCGCCGCGGCGGACTACGACGATTGGACGCTCGAGGAGACCTGGCGAAAAGCCAACCCATCGCTCGGAGTGACGATCACGCTCGAATCGGTCAGGGAATGGTGCGAAGCAGCGCAGCAAAACCCGGCCGAGGAGAACATCTTCAGACAACTCCGACTGTCTCAGTGGGTAAAGCAGGCAGTCCGCTGGATGCCGATGGCGAAGTGGGATCTTTGCTCCGGCGAAGTCGACGCCGCAAGCCTCGAAGGCCGCGTCTGTTATGGAGGGCTTGACTTGTCGAGCACGACCGACATCACGGCGTTCGTTTTGGTTTTTCCTCCGGAGGATCCGGAAGGCGTCTACCATGTGATGCCGTTCTTCTGGATCCCAGAAGAAAACCTCCCGCTAAGAGTCCGGCGCGACCATGTTCCCTACAACGTATGGCAGACTGGCGGCTTCCTGGAAACGACAGAGGGCAACGTGCTACACTATGGATTTATTGAGAAATTCATCGAGCAGCTCGGAACGCGCTACAACATCCGAGAGATCGCGTTTGACCGATGGGGAGCCACTCAAATGGTTCAGGATCTTGAGGGAATGGGATTCTCGGTCGTTCCGTTCGGCCAGGGCTTCCGCGACATGAGCCCGCCGACCAAAGAACTGATGAAACTCGTCCTGGAACAACGAATAGCGCACGGTGGGCATCCGGTTCTGCGGTGGATGATGGACAACGTGTGTGTCCGGTCGGATCCAGCCGGTAACATAAAAATGGACAAAGAACGAAGCACTGAAAAGATTGACGGCGCCGTCGCGACTGTCATGGCACTCGACCGCGCCATCAGGTGCGGCAACGATACCAGCGAGAGCGTGTACGACAAGCGCGGCGTTCTTTTCGTGTAACAAACAGGAGGACAAATAATGGGACTTTTTGACATATTCAGGCGCCGGAGAGAACCGAAGGACTGGACGCTCGTGTCCGGATATCCTACATGGTTTGCCGGCGGTAGTTCTGCTTCGGGGCAGATCGTAAACCCGAAGACAGCGATGCAGCTCACCGCTGTTTACGGATGCGTGAAGATCTTGAGCGAAGCGATCGCGGAACTGCCTCTCCATCTATACAAATACACCGCCGACGGCGGCAAAGAAAAGGCGCTTGACAACGCGCTATACTTTCTGCTGCACGACGAACCGAACCCTGAGATGACGAGTTTCGTCTTCAGGGAGACAATAATGAGCCACCTGTGCCTCTGGGGAAACGCCTACGCTCAGATCATCCGAAATGGGCGCGGAGAGGTCGTGGGACTGTACCCGCTCCTGCCGAACCGGATGGAGGTCCAGCGCGACGCTGCAGGTCGGCTCATCTACGTTTACACTAAACCGCTCGACGAGTCCGACGCAGGTGAGACGTTTACACTAAGATCAGACGAGGTTCTTCATATTCCGGGACTGGGGTACGACGGTTTAGTCGGTTATAGCCCGCTCACGATGGCCAGAAACGCCGTCGGGGCGGCTATAGCCGCTGACAAATACGCCGGGAAGTTTTACGCGAACGCGGCGACGCCGTCGGGCGTGCTCGAATATCCCGGCGCGCTGAAGGATCCGAAAGGATTCCGCGAGACCTGGGAGGGATCCTTTGCCGGAGCAGTAAACGCAGGCAAAACGCCGGTGCTTGAAGAGGGTATGACCTACAAGCCTATAGCGATCAGTCCGCAGGACGCTCAATTCCTTGAGACTCGGAAATTCAATATTGACGAGATCGCGAGGATCTTCCGCGTCCCGCCTCATATGCTGGCTGATCTTGAGAAATCGAGCTTCAGCAACATCGAGCAGCAGAGCCTGGAGTTCGTAAAGTACACGCTGGCGCCATGGGTAGCAAGGATCGAACAGGGCTTGAAGCGTTCGCTTTTGCTTCCGGACGACAAAAAGCGCTACTTCTTCAGCTTCAACTTGGAGGGGCTGCTGCGTGGCGACTATCAGAGCCGGATGAACGGATACGCGATCGCTCGCCAAAACGGATGGATGAGCGCAAACGATATCCGCGAGCTCGAAAACATGAACAGGATTCCCGCCGAAGAAGGCGGAGACCTGTATCTGATTAACGGCAATATGCTCCCGCTCAAAGAGGCGGGTGCTTATGCAAATACAATCGACGACGGAAAGGAGGACAGCACAGATGGAGAGGAAGTTCTGGAACTGGCTGAAGAACGACAACAGCCAGAGCGCAGAAGCCGAGCGCGAACTGGTCATTGATGGCGCAATCGCGGACGAAAGCTGGTGGGACGACGATGTCACGCCGGAGATCTTCCGCGCCGAGCTAAACCAAGGGACAGGGCCGGTGACCGTTTGGATCAACTCGCCCGGAGGTGACTGCTTCGCAGCGTCGCAGATCTACACAATGCTCGTGGATTATAAGGGGCCGGTGACTGTCAAGATTGACGGCATAGCGGCAAGCGCCGCTTCCGTCATCGCTATGGCAGGCACGCGAGTGCTGATGGCTCCGACGGCTATGATGATGATCCACAACCCGGCCACCGCAGCTTTCGGAGACGAGAGCGAGATGCAGAAGGCGATCGAGATGCTCGCCGAAGTAAAAGAGAGCATCATCAACGCCTACGAAATCAAGACCGGAATGCAGCGTGCGAAGATCTCGCGGCTGATGGACGCAGAAACCTGGATGAACGCCAAGAGAGCCATTGAGCTCGGATTCGCTGACGAAATGCTGGAAGACAGCAAGAAGTCCGGCGGCCCGGCTTTTGACTTCGAGGCGCGAACCACAGAAAACCAGCTCATCGCGAGAGCGGTAGCCAAAGCGAGAGCAACCAACCCGGAGCCGGCAAGGGCAAACGCTGGCAAAACCATTGAGCAACTGCTCGAAGAACTCAAAACAAAAAAATAAAAAAATAAAAAGGAGAACATCACAATGACTATCACTGAACTCACTGCAAAAAAGGCAAAAGCATGGGACGACGCCAAGGCTTTCCTTGAAGAACACCGCAAAGACGGCATCCTCTCCGCTGAGGACGACGCCGCCTACTCGAAAATGGTCGAGGCCGTAGACAACTACCAGAAAGAGATCGACCGCACGAAGGATATCGAAGCACGCGACGCAGCGCTCGTTGCTCCTACGTCCAAGCCTCTCACCGGCAAGCCCAGCACTGCTGATGACAAGACCGGCAGATCTTCGGACGAATATCACAAAGCGTTTGTGAACCACATCCGCCGCAAAGCAGTCGACGCCCTCCAGGAAGACACTGCCAGCGAAGGCGGATACCTCGTTCCGACCGAGTTTGAGCGCAGACTCGTCGAAGGACGCGACAAAACGGACCCCATCTTCAGACTCGCGAGCCACATCACACTCGGCGCTCACGAGAAGAGCGTTCCGGTCGTGTCTTCTCAGGGCGCTGCTTCCCTCATCGCGGAGGAAGGCAGCTATGGTGACACTGACGACGGCTTCTCCCAGGTCGCGTTCAAAGCCTACAAGTTCGGTCGCATCTGCAAGGCCTCCGAGGAGCTCATCGCTGACTCCGCGTTTGACATCGAAGCCTATCTCCGTGACAGCTTCGCAAGATCTATCGGCAAATGCCAGGCCGGCTACTTCTGGACAGGAACCGGATCGAGCCAGCCTCAGGGCGTTCTCTCCGGAGCAGGCACAGGCGTCACCACAGCAAGTGCCAGCGCAATCACCGCCGACGAGATCATCGACCTCTACTACAGCCTCCCAGAGCAGTACAGGAGCGTCGCAACATTCGCGTTCAACGATTCGACCATGAAGATCATCCGCAAGCTCAAAGATGGCAACGGCAACTATCTCTGGGTACCCGGCCTTGCCGGATCCACTCCCGACACACTGCTCGGTCGTCCTGTTGTCACCTCTGAGAACATCCCGGCAATCAGCTCCGGAGCTAAAGTCGGCGTGTTCGGTGACTTCAACTATTACTGGATCGCTGACCGCCAGGGCGTCAACTTCCTGAGACTCAACGAGCTTTATGCGGCTAACGGACAGATCGGATTCCGCGGCAATCAGAGATCTGACGGCCACGTCATGTTTGCCTCTGCGTTCAAGACGCTCGTCATGCACGCATAAGATCTCCCAGATCTGAAAAAAGGAGGACGGACCTATGTCTTATAACGCAAAAAACTACACCGAACAGGGCGGCGAAGTCACCCATATCGGTGGAGTATTGGAATTCGGGGAGGGCGCATCCCTCTCCGGTTTTCCCGGTGCAGAAAACTTTGTTCCGGAAACATCAGACACGGCATCTAAGATCAGGGACGATCTTAATGCGCTGATTGTTAAACTGAAAAATGCCGGACTTATGACTCCGGATGCATGGAATGTGTCGGTGCTTGCATGTCCGACTCCCGCATCCATGCCGACCAGCGAGACAACTTCCAACAGCGGTCACGCAACGGTATCCATTGACGGAACGGCAATTAAGATCACTCTGAACTGCAAGGTCAACGCTCTTGCCACCGCCGATCATGGTGAGACGTGGGGAAAGCATAAATGGCTTGGCTTTGGTGTACGCACCGGCCTTGGCAGTGTTGTCGGCGTCAAATTCACAGATGATACCGGCGCTTCTGCCACCCTCGCTTCCGGCGATGCAACAGAAGCTACGGCGCTCGGTCTGTCCGCCGGTGATTTTGTTCTGTATATCAAAGCGGAGGATGCTAAGTATCTGACCGCCGAGAAATCCTTCACCCTCTGGGCTGACGGATACGCAGAGACAAAATTCACCATGCAGATCGTGGAGCCTACGGCATCAGCGTAATGGGAGGAGGCGGCAGTAATGGACACTCTGCTTGATAAAGTCAAGGCAAATCTGATACTGGCGCATTCCGAGGATGACGCGCTGCTGGAGATGTACATCACTGCCGCCAAAGCCTATGCGGAAAGTTATCAGCATATCTCAGAAGGCTACTACTCGGAAAATGATATGCCAGCCACAACGGCACAGGCCGTGATTATGCTCGTGAGCCACTTCTATGAATCGAGGGACGGCTCCACGGGCGGCTTCTTTGCCGATAACGTGCGGGCAAGCCAGCAGGTCTGGAATACGGTCAACCTGCTTCTTCGGCTGGATCGGGACTGGAAGGTGTGATATGGGGCTCGGAAGAATGACAACAACGATCTCACTCGTGAGCTACACGATAGCATACGACAGCGAGGCTTTCTCGAGCAGAGAAATAACAACGCTAAAGACAGTGAAAGCCTATCGCGAAGGGCGTCACGGCTCCGAGGCCTGGCGAAACAGGGCGGCCTTTTCGACAGCTACGGATCTTTTTGTGATCAGGAACCCAGGAATCCCAGTAAAGACCGACATGGCAATTATCTGCGGATCGGACATCTTTGATATCACAAGCGTGGAAAACGTAAAAGGCCGCGGGGTGTATCTTGAAATCCTCGCGAAGGAGGTGAAGCCGAGTGGCCAAAGTTAGCTTTCAGATGCCGGACTCGCTTCAGCGAAAATTCGAGAAACTGGCCGATCGCTCTGGCGAAATTATTGACAAATGCGTTGAAGCCGGCGCCGAAGTGGCAGAAAAAGCGGTCCGGAACAATCTCCGGTCTGTGCTGTCTTCAGAGCATAAGAACGGCGAGCTGATCAACGCGCTCGGCGTCACCCCGGTCAAAACAGACAAGAACGGAGTTCACAATGCAAAAATCGGCTTCAATGAACCGAGGATTCACCAAAGCGCCGCCAATGGCAAGCGCTCGTACTCTACTCAGACCAACGCCATGATCGCTACCGTGCTCGAATACGGCCGCAGCAATCAGCCCGCGCGTCCGTTCCTGACGCCGGCTAAGAGATCTTCCCAGAAGCAGGCCCTTGCTGTTATGGAGAAGACCTACGATGAGGAGGCGGCGAAAGTATGAGCTTATTGTCAACGATAAAAACCATAGTGGAGACCGAACCGATCAGTCTTCCGTGCGAAGCCGGAACTTTCAAAAAAACACCGGCGCCGGATCAGTATGTTGTCCTCGATCCGCTCAGCGACTCATTCAGCTGCGCCGATGACGAACCAGACACGGAGGTGCAGTCCGCCAGAGTCTCCATCTACAGCAAGCAAAGTTACACAAGAGTGGCCAAATTGATCGCGAAGGCATTGATCGGCGCCGGTTTAACGATAACCGACCGGCGCTATATAGGCCACGAAGACGAAGCAGGTTATCACCACTACGCCATCGACGTAGAAGAAAATTGCATATGGGAGGAATAAGAAAAAATGGCACAAATCGGCCTTAAAAATCTCTATTACGCGCCTATCACCGAAGACGATGAAGGCATCGAAACATACGGCGCGCCGGTTAAGCTCGCCAAAGCGATCAGCGCCGACCTTTCGGTCAACAGCGACGACGCATCTCTTTATGCGGATGACGGCGCGGACGTATCTATCCGCGAGTTCCAGTCCGGAACCATCACGCTCGAAATCAACGACCTCGGAATAAGCGTAGCAGCGTCACTCCTCGATGCGCGAATCGACGCCAACGGCGTGCTGATCAGCGCCGGAGAAGACACCCCGCCTGCTGTTGCGCTCGGCTTTCAGAGCCGCTCGGCAAAAGGCGGCGATCGCTACTTCTGGCTTTACCGCGTGACCTTCGGAGTTCCCGGGCAGAAACTCAACACAAAGGGCACATCCATAGAGTTCTCGACGCCCTCGATCGAAGGAAAAATCAGCCGCCGCAATAAAGTCGACAGCAAAGGAAAGCATCCGTGGAAGGGCGAAGTCAAGGCGGGAGAGCCTGGCGTCGTTGCCAGCACGATCACGAACTGGTTCAACAGCGTCTACGAAGGCGACGCGACACCCGACGCAACGCTCACGAGCCTCGCGATCGGCAGCTCAACGCTCAGCCCGACCTTTGACGCTAACACCACGGAGTACACTGTAGCAACAAGCACGGTGAGCGAGGCAATCACAGCTGTGGCAACCGACTCCGTTGACGCCTCCATTATCATCGTCGTGAACGGAAACTCGATCACAAACGGCGACGACGTCACATGGAACGTAGGCGCGAACAGCGTCGTCATTGTTGTCACCAACGGCAGCGCAGTGCTGCGCTACTATGTCACCGTGACATATAGCACATCGTAACAAGGGAGGAACACCATGAACGAAAGAGCAAGCAGCATCACCGTCGGTGGCAAGAAGTATGAGCTTCTCCTTACCACACGAGCGACAAAAGAAATCTCCGCAAAGTTCGGAGGACTCGCAAAAATGGGCGAAAGTCTTGAGATGTCCGAGAGCTTCGAGGAGTCGCTCGATGATCTCGTCTGGTTGATCGTTCTCCTGGCTAACCAGGCAACGCTCCGCCACAATTTCGAAAATCCGGACGACCAGCGCAAACTTCTCACGAGTGAAGAGCTTGAGCTCTATACTCAGCCGGTCGACTTGTCCGACTTCAAGGACGCGATATTCGAGGCTCTTGTCCGCGGAACAAAAAGAGAGGTCCCGAGCGGAAACGGAGATAACTCAAAAAACTAACAGATGGCGGCGAAGATGACGCTGACGCTGAAATCTTCGCCCGCCTGATTTTTTACGGAGTAACTCTCCTCGGACGGTCCGAGAAGGAGGTCTGGCTAATGCCGCTGGGTCACCTTCTCGACCAGTGGGAGATTTACAAAAAATTCCACGGAATGACAACAACCCGGAAGGAAGCGACGATAGACGACGCGATTCCGTTCGGGCTATAAAAGGAGGTGACGAGCGTGGCATACGATTTTGGCATGAAGGTCGGAGTGGACGGTGAGAGCGAATACAAGCAAGCGCTGAAGGATATAAACACGAGCTTGAAAACGCTCGGCACCGAAGCGAAGCTCGTGGCGTCTGAATTTGACGCCCAGGACAAAAGCGTCGCGGCTCTGACGGCCAGAAACGAGGTTCTGAACAAACAAATCAAAGAGCAGCAGAACAAGGTGTCGCTGCTTGAAAAAGCGCTGCAGAACGCGAAAGACACCTACGGCGAAAACAGCCAGCAGGTTCAGACGTGGCAGCAAAAACTAAATGAAGCCAAGGCGTCCCTCAACAACATGGAACGTGAGGTCAAGAACAACGAGGACGCCATAGAAAACGCAACAGACGCCGAAGAAGACGGCACTAAGGCTGTAAAAAACTACGGCAACGCTACCGAAGACGCCGGGAATAAGTCAGAGGCAGCTGCCAAAGTTATGAAAACGCTCGGAACTGTCGCAAAGGCGACCGCTGCAGCTGTAGCTGCCGCCGCTGCCGCCGTTGTTGCTGCCGGGAAAGCTGTCTGGAACGCGGCCAACGAGACCGCACAGTACGGCGACGAGATCGACAAGAGCTCGCAGAAAGTCGGCCTGTCGTATGAGGCATATCAAAAATGGGACTACGCGATGAAGATCGCCGGAACGGAGATGTCGTCGTGTACGAACGGCCTCAAGACGTTGACGAACACATTCGACGACGCGAACATGGGAAGCGAGTCCGCCATCACGAAATTCGAGCGGCTCGGCCTATCGATGGAAGATCTTCAGGGGCTCAGTCGCGAAGATCTATTTGCGACCGTTGTGACGGCTCTGCAAAACGTCACCGACGAAACCGAAAAAGCAGCCCTCGCGAATGATATGTTCGGCAAGTCCGGGCAGGAGCTTCTGCCATTGTTTAACATGACAGAAGCCGAGCTTCAGAGCATCATGAACGAGTGCGAAGAATACGGCATGGTCATGAGCGACGACGCGGTCAAGGCGTCCGCGGCGTTCCAGGATAGCCTCACAAAGCTGCAGAGCACGGCCACCGGATTGAAAAACAGGCTCATCGGAGATCTTCTCCCGTCGCTTTCGAGTATTGTCGACGGCTTTGCCGACGTAGTGACCGGAAACGAAAAGGGATCCGCTTCGATCGAAAGCGGCGCCAAAAATCTCATCAGCAACCTGTCGAAGATGATCCCACAGGTGCTCACTATTGTCTCGTCTGTCGCGAAAGCAGTGCTGAAGGCTGCCCCTGAGATCATTAAGGGGCTAATGGACGGAATTATCTCGGCCGTTCCTTCGTTGCTGGACACGGTGCTCGAAATAGCTCAGGAAGTGCTGGGAACAATTATGTCGTCGCTCCCTGGCTTCGTCAATACAGTCGCCAGCATGGCAGGCACTATCATAGCGACCATTGCAAAAGTTCTGCCGAATGTTATCAAGACCATCCTGTCTATCCTGCCGAGCCTGATAGATACGATCGTGTCGCTGGTGTCGGAAGTCGCCAGGACAATCGTCGACAATTTGCCGGCGATCCTCAGCGCGATCATCGAAGGCCTTGTCCAGGTTCTCACAAGAATCGCCGAGGCTCTCCCGGAGCTTGTGAACGTGATTTTGACACTGGTGGTCGGCGTCGTGAACGCGCTGCACGGATCCATTCCTCAACTGGTTCAAGCCATCGCGGACATATTGCCGGCGATCCTGACCGCAATCCTGGACTGCTTGCCGCAGATCATTCTGGCAGTGATCTCGATCATAACAAGCATCGCGCAAAATCTTCCGAGCATAATAACCGCCATCGTTGAGATTATACCGGCGCTCATAGGCGACGTCATCAATGCGATCATCCGCTGCTTGCCTGCCCTCTTGCAGGCAGTGATCCAGCTCGTCCTCGCCATTGTTGAAAACCTGCCGACTATAATCCTGTCGATCATTAAACTCATACCGGAACTAATAAGCAGCATCATCAACGCGACCATCGGCTGCTTGCCGCAGATCATTCAGTGCGTCGTGCAGCTTGTGGCTGAGATCGTGAAGAATTTGCCGACGATCATTCTCCAGATCATCAAATCTATTCCGCAGCTTATGAAGGGGATCATTGACGCCATAGGCAACACGGTCAGCAGCTTCGTCGAGATCGGCGGCAACCTGGTCAAGGGACTATGGGAAGGCATCAAAGGGCTCTCCAGCTGGATATGGGACAAAGTCTCCGGATGGGCCTCGGATCTTTGGAATGGAATCAAAGACTTTTTCGGGATCCATTCGCCGTCGAAGAAGTTCGCAGAAATAGGCAAGAATCTCGGCCTCGGTCTGACCGAAGGCTTCGTGGACACCATGGACGACGCAGAGAAGGACATTCAAAACGCAATTCCGCAGGACTTCGATATTAACGCCAGGGCAAATCTGAGAAGCGTGGCGTCAGACGTCGCGCCTTCTGTCGCGGCTACGACCAGAAGCGTCAGCCCCGAAAACACGAGCGACCAGGAGCAGATCTACCTGCTTAGACAGCAAAACAACCTTTTGCAGCAGATCCTCGAGAAAAACATGGACGTCATCATCGGCGACGACGAGATAGGCAGAGCGAACACGCGATACAGCAACTCCCGGGGGCTGACTCTGAACGAGGGGGTGTATGCAAATGCCTATTAACATCAAAATGAAGCCCGGCTTCATGTATATCGGGACAACTCCGCAGAACTGCACGCAGGAGGTCCCGATGCCGAACGGCGGGGCTTTTGAAACAACATACGCATGGAAAACGCAGCAGAGCGCCGATGGTTCAACAGTCGGGCAACAACTCGGTCGGAGCCGATCGACGCAGGTCATGGACTGGGAGCGGATGGACTGTGCGACGTGGTGGTCGCTCAACGCCTGGATCGAAAGCAATGGCATGAGCTTCTATGCTCGCTATTTTAACTTCAACCTGGGACTCTGGCAAACGCGCCGTTTTTACATCACCAGCGTCAGCTGTCTGCCTCATAGACCTGCCGCCAAAGGAACGGCGAACGCCGGGATGCCGCTTTACTTAAAAAGCTGCACCTTCACGGTCTATGACATGGGAGAGGTGGACGCATGAAACCGACATCTGAAGCATACCAGGAAGGCATGGCGTCGAGCTTTCGCCGACGTAGTCATCTGATGATCTCTATAGAGACAAGCGGAACGACCTACACGTTCGAGGACGACATCATCTCAAGCGCTTCCAAAATAGCGGACGTTGATCCGCTCAGCCGAAAACTTCCGACCGAGAGCTTTGACTTTTCGATCATAGATCTCGCGGGAGAATATAACCCATCGAACCCATCCGGAAAGTGGGCGGCGATAGACGAGAACGCCGAGATCACCGTCCGGTTCGGGTTCGAGCTTGCCGGAGGAACGACGGAGTGGCTTGATCCGGACACTTATTTGCTGACCGGCAAGCCGACGGTCTCCGGCGGCGTGGCCACGTTTAAGGCTACAAGCCGACTGAGGCATCTCACAAAAAAATACTACAAAGGCACATTCGGCACGCACACGCTCCTGGCACTTGCCGAAAGCGTGCTGCTGGACGAGGGGATCGCATCCTCCGGATATAGCATCGATCCATCTCTCGGAAGCCTTACGACAGACGCAGCGCTTCCGATAGACGAGGCGCAGAACCTTCTGCAGATGATCGCACACGCAGCCTGCTGCGCTCTTTACACGGTCGGAGACGTCATCACAATCGCGCCGATCGACGTGTCTAATCTGACATATAACGAGATGCCGCTCACGCTTCGAGACATCGCAAACAACGGCGACGCCATCTCGAAGATCGAACCGCTGTACAAGATCAGCGTCAACAAATACAGTTATGACGCCTCAGACACTTCGGACACGCTCGTCAAGACGACGGTGGACGTGGACGGATCCGCGGAGTATCACTGCGAATTTGATCCGGCGGACAACGTAGCCGTGGCGATCACGTCCGGGGCGACGATCACGAATCTCAACATCTACGCCTCAGCGATCGACTGCACAATTATCGGCACCGGGACTTTCGTGATCACCGTGACCGGATATCCGGTCTCTGCGAGCGCGGACAACGTGGAAGCGCTTGAGAGCGTCAACACGAACGGCGGCGTCGACACCGAGAACAACAAACTGATCACCGACGAAACGAGCAGAAACGCGATGATTTTCGCCGTCGCGAACTATCTGGCTTTAAGACTTACACACACGCTCACCTACAGAGGGGCGCCGGAGATCGAAGCGATGGACGGCCTGTATTTTGCGACGCAGCAGTCGGCTTTTGCGACAGGCCTTGTCCTTCAGAACAAAATCAATTACAGCGGAGCGCTCAGCGGGAAGATGATCGTCAAGAGCCTGTCCGAGGACGTTTCATCCAACGCCCAGCTGTACGATAGCAATGATGACGCGATAGAAGACAGCACCGAGAACGCGCTCATGGTTATCGGAACGGGCGACTACTACAGCGCCTACACCGGGGACGACATGGATGACTTCATCGAGGATGTCCTCGGAATATAAACAGGAGAAAGAACAATGTCAAAGCAACTAACACATACAGGCGCGCAACTGGATGCAGCCATCCAGAAGGTCCGCGCCAACTTTGCCGACGTGTCAGGAACCACAGCGCTGCCTTCAGACGTCGCCGAAGGAAAGGTTTTCGTCTCGGCCAACAAAGTGGAGACCGAAGGGACAATGACAGAGGTCTCGATCGAAGTCGAGGCAAGCGTAGACAGCAGCTTTTTGACAGACACGGAAGGCAATTATCCGGTCGTTGTACAGCCGAAAGCAACACCGAGCGCCGCCGGCCATATCGCCGCCAGCGTAGTGCAAGGCTCCGAGGTCCGGAAATACATCAAAGTCGAATCCAAGACAATCACCGAAAACGGAACGTACAACCCGACACCGGGCAAGCTGTTCTCGCAGGTCATCGTGCAAGTCTCCGGAGGCGGAGGCGGCGGAAGCGGCACGATAAATCTCGTACAAAACGGATCCTATGACGTCAGAGATTATGCGACGGCGATCGTCGCGGTTCCCGGTCCTTCCGGCAACGTAGAAATCACTGTAAACGGCACTTATGACATCACGGACTACGCCAGCGTGACCGTAAACGTTCCATCGGGCGGCGGCGGGATCAGCGGCGGCTTCAACGTCACTTTTGTCGTTCAATCGGTGGACTACGCTTTTGTCTCGGTCAGGGACGGCGACAGCGTCCAGGAGCCGAGCGTTCCGTCTGTCGCCGGTTATTATTTCAAGGGCTGGTACACCGGAGAAAGCGGCACCGGCACGAAGATCTCTTTCCCTTATACGCCGACGGCAGACATGACGTTCTACGCCTACATGGAAACGTCTGCGATCGTGGGCTTTACCGGTCTGTCAAACAGAGCGGCGGGGCTCACTCTTACCGACGATATAGCGAACGTTGCGCCGTGGACCACATCCGTGGACTCTCAATACGTCAACGTCTCGAATCCGCTCGACAGCTTCTGGCCGTTTTCGGAGATCAAAGAGTTTACAGACAGCAGCGGCAACGTCTTTGTCAAATATCCGAAAATGTGGATGAAGTGGATTTTGAACGACACGATCGTCGACGGCGTGAAGTTCGCAAACTATCAGGTCGACGACAACTACTTCGTTTCTGACGCCTTTGCAGATCCTTCGGCCACAACCGGCAATACATTCCTGGACTACTTCGCGCTTGGCAAGTATGAAGGGAGCGGGAGCACGTCCAAAGTTTACAGCAAGAGCGGTCAAACGTGCCTTGCATCTATCACCCGCTTAAACTTCAGAGCCGGGTGCAGGGCATACGGTACGGCTGACAACTACTATAACGGCTATCAAAGTATGGATATCCAGCAACTGACGATCTATAACTTGCTTTGCATGATGTACTACCGCACGCAAAACATACAACGAGTTTACGGCGGCAGAACAGGCTCGGTATCCGCTTGGTCATCGACGGCTGCAACCGGAAGCTGCGACGGACTTTCAGGCATGAACGGATGGAACACGCTTACGGACTGCGTGAAGATGCTCGGCATCGAGAATCCCTACGGCAATATCTGCAAGTGGATCGACGGAATCTACTTCAGCAGTCAGACGATTTACATCCAAAGATTCCCGCAGTACTACATAGACGCCGATTTAAACGGCGCGCAAATGGGCTTCGAACGTCCAACGGCACGCGGCTATATCTCCGCATTGAGGCAAGGCACCAACGAAGCGACGCGGAGCGCTCTCTACTGTTCCGCTACCGGTTCGTCGGGCATCGGAGATTATTGCGATTACGACTCAAGCGGCACCGTCCTCAGCGCTGGTGGTTACTGGAGCCAAAGCTACCCCTCGCATGCTGGCCTCTGGTTACTGGATGGCAGCATCACCGCGACGAGCAAGGGCGTGGGCGTCGGCGGGCGTCTTTCTTATAGACCTCTTTGAGGGGGAGCGTGAGGGGGATTCCTCGTGGCGGCGAGAGCCGAGATCGAGAAAGTCTGCAGACGCGTCGGTATAGACATAAATCAAGGAAAGAGAGGATCACCACAATGATGACAACCAAGAAAAGAACAAGGCGAGATACACCAGCAACAACGACTACAACAAGCAGGCAACACGGACCGCGATGATCAACGCAGCGAGCGAGGACACATTCGGCTTCGACTGCATCTGTCTGGTCAAGGGCGTGCTCTGGGGATGGGACGCCGACAAGGACAAGGTCTACGGCGGCGCAACGTATGAGAACAACGACGTGCCAGACATCGGCGTTGAATCTATGATAAATGTGTGCACCGACGTCAGCACCGACTTCTCGACAATCCTTCCGGGCGAGTTCTTATGGATGAGCGGGCACTGCGGAATCTATATCGGCGAAGGTCTCGGCATCGAGTGCACGCCGAAGTGGACGAACAATGTGCAGATCACTGCGGTCGGAAACATCGGCAAGATCAACGGCTACAACACAAGAACGTGGACGAAACATGGCAAACTGCCCTACGTCGACTACTCGGACGCTCTGGAACCGGACGAACCGGCAGAGGATAAGCCACAGATCTTCGCAGAGGGCGACACAGTACAGTTCACTGGCACGAGCCACTATACCAGTGCAAACGCCACAACGCCGAAAACCTGCAAGCCTGGCATCGCAGTCGTCACGAGAGTCTATCAGTACGGCACTGCAAAACATCCGTACCTCCTCATCAGAACAGCGAACGGAGGATCTTCTGTCTACGGCTGGGTGGATGCTGCGGATGTCAAAGCCTATAATCCGGCGCCTGTTTATACTGAGCCGACAAAGTCCTCGAACGTCAAGATTTGGACGGTAAAGAACGGCAACTGCGGTGCGACAGTTAAAACGCTACAGACGCTTCTGAACTACCACGGCGCAAGCCTTGAGGTGGACGGTCGGTTCGGTCCGAAGACCGAGACAGCGCTCACAGCTTACCAGGGCGCCAACGGCTTGATGGCGGACGGAGTCGCCGGTCCCAATACCTGGGCGAAATTAATCGATTCATAGGAGGAAGAGCAATGTCAGAGACAAGAACAGAGGAACGCCTCGCCACGCTTGAGGCAAACGAAAAGACGATTTTCAAAAAGCTGGACGAACAAGGCGCTCAGATAAAGGACTTGACGCGCCTGACCGTCGCGGTTGAGAAAATCGCCGTAAAAACTGATTCGATCTCGGAAAAGGTGAGCGGAATCGACGAGCGGATGACCGCAGTCGAGTCCGGTCCGGCTAAAAAATGGGAAAAAGCAAAGGAGACAATCTGGGTGGCAATCGCGACTGGCGTGGTCGGTGCCTTTCTCGGTGCGCTCTTCGCTTTGCTTTTCAAATAACAAACAGGAGGAATAAACATATGAAAATCGACTGGAAACGCAAACTCACATCTCGGAAATTCTGGGTGGCGGTCGTGGGACTTGTCACCGGCGTGATCATCGCCCTCAAAGGCGACGCAAAGCTTGCCGAAACAATCTCCGGCTGCATAATGGCAGCCGCGTCCGTGATAGCCTATATCATAGGCGAAGGCCTCACCGACCAGGCAAGCCTTTTGTCGGAGTCTGAAGACGACGAAGACGACGAAGACGACGAGGCGCCCGAAAATAGCGAATAACAGGAAAAAGCCCAGGGCATAAAGCTCTGGGCTTTTTTTATACGCGCAAACCTGCAACCAGGGCGCCCATGTAAAAGACCACCGTGATTTTAGAATTCGCGCTATCTGGCGGAGAGGATGGGATTCGAACCCATGTGCGCTTTCACGCAAACTGATTTCGAGTCAGCCCCGTTATGACCTCTTCGATACCTCTCCGTATACTATATATTTAGTTGTTGCAAGAAAATACTAACTCGAAATCCCTGATTTCGATG